GTGGATATCGCGCCTCTCTGTGCTGCAACTTTCGCCCTGTGGGGGCTTTTGCGCTTGCAGGACAATGAAGAAGACAAGAAATCGGTGTATTCCGATCCAGAATATGACGAATGGTGGAGGTGAACCTAGTTTATGGCTACAGCTGGAGAAATTATTACCCGAGCGCTCTCTGGTGGGCTGTCCCGCGCCGTGACGACCTTCATGGGGCGGGAAGTCGTTGTAACGACCCCGGCGTGGGGTCCTGCACCGGAGCCATTGAACCTCACCCCAGAGCAGATGTGGCGTACGCAGCCGCATTTACGCACCGTGGTGGATTTCCTAGCAAGAAACGTAGCTCAACTAGGTCTTCACTCCTTCGTGCTGAGCGGGGACGACAGGAAACGTGACCGTGAGTCCGTAGTGGCGGCGGTTATCCGTCAACCGAACTCCCACATGACGACCTTCGACCTGATGTACGACCTTATTGGCAACCTTGCCCTGCACAACCGGGCGTACTGGTTTGTGTATGAGTCGACATCGACTCCATCGGGTTGGGCTATCCAGCCCTTCCCCGCCTCGTGGGTGAAGGTGGATTACTCCACATATTGGGAGCCTAAACAGTACGTTGTCTCCCCTCCGGACTCGCCGGATAAGGCGGTCAAGTTCTCACCGGAGAATGTGCTTGCTTTCGAGGGGTGGAACCCCCTGGCAGGGAAGTCGTCCTCTGTCGTTGAGACGCTTCGACTCATTCTTGATGAGCAGTACCAAGCTCGTCGTCACCGCTCGCAGGTGTGGCGGCGCGCTGGTCGTGTAGGGAATTACATCTCCCGCCCGTCGGATGCACCGGCGTGGGCGAATGCTGACCGTAAGCGGTTCTTGAAGATGTTTGAGGAGTTTACGGCAGAGAATTCCCGGACCGGCGGGACACCGATCCTCGAAGAGGGGATGCGGCTGGAGTCGTCGCAGTTCAACTCGGCAGATGAGCAGTGGGCAGAGTCCGTCAAGCTATCTATCATCACTGTGGCGCAGGTGTTCCAGGTGAACCCGGTCATGGTCGGTGTGTTGGACAACGCCAACTACAGCAACGCTAAGGAATTTAGCAAATCCCTTTACACCAACACGCTTGGACCTACCCTTCGCATGATTGAGCAGCGTCTCAATGTGTTCTTGCTGCCGATGCTCGGGGTTGATCCCAGCTCTCACATGGTTGAGTTCAATATTGAGGAGAAGCTCCGTGGCTCCTTTGAGGAGCAAGCGGCGGTCGCGAGTGCGGCGGTCGGTGCTCCGTACATGACCCGTAACGAGATACGCCGCGCCAACAACCTACCTGCCATACCCGGCGGGGATGAGCTGGTTGTACCCCTCAACCTATCTGAAGGACCACAGGAGTCCACTGAAGAGACTGACACCGAGGCGGCGACCGACCCCGACGTGACAGATGAGATCGAGCCTCCCGAGGCGGTGAAGTCGGTTTTGACTCGGCACTCCGCCCGCGCCCGGCGGGTTATCGCGTCGAAAGGCAGTAGCCCGGCGCTCACATCCCGACTCACCAGGGAGCTTGGTACGGATTTGGCGGATTTCCCTGAGTGGCAGTCTAGGGCTAAGGAATTACACGAGAAATGGGTAAACCATGGAGATTAAACGTAAAGCAGTTACTGTTGAGGTGGCTCCTGCGGAGGACAGTGAGGCGGCTGGTGAGTTCACGGGGTACGCATCTGTCTTCAACAATGTGGACCTCCACGGCGATATCGTTAAGCCGGGCGCATTCGCGGAATCACTGAATTCGTATGGACCCGGCGGGTCCGGTGTTCCTTGTTACTGGAACCACATGCTCGATGACCCACAGCTGTGTATTGGCTGGACTAAAGAGGCGCACGAGGATGAGCACGGGCTGTTTGTGCGGGTGCAGCTCGACCTGGAGAACCCGATGGGTGCGCAGGTGTACTCGCTGCTGAAGCGTGGTCTCGTTCGACAGATGTCCTTCACGTACCTGGTGGAGGCGGAGGAGCCGTACGCAGATGAGGAGCAGGAGCGTTACATCACTCTCCTCACTAAATTGAAGCTTTTCGAGGTGTCGGTGGTGCCTGTTGGCGCGAATCAATCGACCGAGATCTTGGACGTGAAGGCGGATACCCCCCGGCGGGGAACCGCACCCCTCGACGTTACAGAGGAAGACCCTTCAGAGGACCAAGGCAGTAGTGAAGAGGACCCTGAGGTGCACACGGTGGAGGAGGGCGAAAGCCCCAACACCAAGGATGCGCCGATGGACAATTCGCGTGTTCTGGCAATGGCAGCTGAAGCGGAACTGAACATTATTCGACTATCCATAATGAAGGGTAACTTACTATGACACTAGCTGAAAAGCGTGATGAGCTGCTCGCAAAGAGCACCGCTTTCGCAAAGAAGCTCGCTAACGGCGAGGAACTGACTGAGGAAGAGCAGCAGGAGTTCGATGGACTGAAGGCTGCAACCGATGATGTGATTTCTCGCATGAAATCCGCTGAGGAGGCATCCGCTATGGTGAAATCTCTGGGTACTCCCGCGCCCCCTGCGAAGGAAGATACCCTCGCCGGCGATCAGGCTCCTCAGGCTAAGTCCATTGGCGATTACTTCGTCCAGGGCGCTAAATCCTCTGGTGTGCTGGCACGTTTGAAGTCCGGCAACCGCGTGAACCCCTTCGATATGCCGGAGTTCACTGGCTCGAAGGCTGCTGGTGATGTCATTAAGCTGGATAACCTCCAGTTGACTGCATCCCACCTGGTCACTCCGGATATTGACCGCAACATTGTCACTGCTTACGCACAGCGCCCTACCATCGCAAGCTGGCTCGGTAGTGGTACCATCACCTCTAACGCGATCGTTTACTTCGTCGAGAAGGTGTGGGATGACTCGACCAATGGTACCTTCGGTATGATCGCTGAGGGTGCCGACAAGCCTGGCATGACTCCCCCGGATTACACCGAGGTGACTGAGGTTCTGAAGAAGCTCGCCGGCTGGATCAAGCTCTCTATGGAGATGGCTGAGGATGCTGAGTTCCTCGTCTCCGAGATCAATAACCGCCTCCTGTTCCAGCTGCTCGTGGCTGAGGAGGCTCAGCTCCTGAATGGTGATGGCACCGGTCAGAAGATCAAGGGTCTCTTGAACCGTGAGGGTGTCCAGAAGAAGACCTCGGCTAACGCTGCTGGTAACCTGGATGCTGTCTATGAGTCCATGAACGCTGTCTTCACCAAGACTGGCTTGCGTGCGGATGGTATCGTCATCAACCCGGCGGATTACGAGAAGTTCCGCCTCCAGAAAGATGGTAACGGTCAGTACCTGGCTGGTGGTCCTTTCCAGGGTCAGTACGGCGTTGGTGGTATCTTGCAGGATCCGCCGCTGTGGGGTCTGAACACCATCCAGACCACCTCCATCCCGGCAGGTAAGGTACTGATTGGTGCCGGTCAGGCTGCAGCTACCGTGTACCGTAAGGGCGGCATCCGTGTCGAGACCAGCAACGCTGACCGTGATGACTTCACCAAGAACCAGTTCACCATCTTGGCAGAGGAGCGTCTCGCACTTGCTGTGCGTCGTCCCGATGCATTCGTTGAACTGACCCTCGGTCCTTAGGAGTAACCACCATGAAGGTATACAAAGTTAACGTCAACGGTCTGGACTACCACGTTCAGCTGACTGAGGCTACCGCGAAGGAGATCGGGGCTGTTCTGGTTGATAGCCAGAAGAAGCCCGCTGCTCCTGCAGAGAAGCCCGCTGAGCGCAAGAAGCCTGGTCCTAAACCGAAGGCACAAACTGAGCAGAAGGAAGAGAAGAAGGGTTAACCAATGAATTACCCACCTATCCCCGCCGCGACCTCACAGGAAGAAGCGATCACCTCCTTGATTCGCGCGTACTGTGGTTGGCATGTAACCCCTGAGGTGAATGAGATTCGGTCGTTCGACTACTCCGGCGGGGGTCGGCTCTTCATCCCGACACTTCGTCTTGCTGAGGTGCATCGGGTAGCGACCCACGGGAGGGATCTGTACGATTGGACCTTCTCGGAGGATGGGTGGGTGACCTTCTCTCCTTCGTATCAACCCCCCGCAGGTGATAAGGCAGTGACTGTCGAGTTTAAGCACGGGTTTCCGCAAGCACCTGAGCTCGCTCTGGTGCTTGAGCGTGTCAAGGCTCGACTCGCTGCTCTCCCCGCCGCACCACTCTCGTACCAGAGAGCTGGAACGCAAGGCGTTGGGTACTTGTCGAGGAATGGGGATGTACTCGGGTTCTCCCTCTCCGATAGCGAGAAGGAGGCTCTTGCGCCATATCGTTTGAAGACCGAGGCAATATGATAAGTTTGATTCAACCCGGTGGGCATACACCACCGGTAGTGCAGTACCTCCGAGCATCAACGAATGGCGCCACGGATCGGTACGGGTCCCCGGTACGTACCTGGGACCCACCGGTCACTGTGGAAGGGTTCATCCTCGATGTACCGGCATCTGGGGAGAACGGTCAGGGCATCGCCGTCTCTCCTGATGTCGTTGCTACACTCTACCTCCCCTCCAGCTACACCGTGGCGACTGAGGACAAGTTCCTCATCACACACCCCCGGCTGGGAGTCGCTGTAGAGTGTGTTCCCCAGGGAGTTGGTTGGAACGTAGCGAACGTCTTTACCGGTGCCACATTCATGACTGAAGTAAAGTTGAAGGTGCGTCGTGGCTAATTCTCGTATCAAGGTCAAGCTCAACAAGGAAGCCTTCCGTCGGTTGCGTGAGTCGCCTCAGGTCCGTGCTGATCTGGAGCGCCGCGCTAAAGCGATCGCTCAAGCCGCCTCCCGCAACGGGCAGGTCACTGGGTACAAGGTGACAGATCTCGTGCTGGAGCGACCCCGTGGTGCTGTCTCGGTGATGGCTACCGGCTGGGCAGCCCGTGATAACCGTAAGCGCAACTCGCTCCTCAAGAACATACGGAAGGGGGAGGAATGAGTTTTAGTGACCCCGCTGTAACGACTCGCTCACATCTCGCACCCCGACTCCGTACCCGCATCTTCTTGCAGGAACCCGATAGCGACTCGTACGATTACAGACAGCCGTGCCTCATCATTAATGACCTCGGGTCGCGGGTGCTGTACATGGGTGCGTTCCTTGATTCGTTCCTTCAGTTTGAGGTCCGGGCAGTAACCCGCGAGGATGCAGAGACCCTCTCCCGGCAGGTGTGGGAGGCACTGCACGACTGGATCGGTGAGGACTCGACTGTCGTTCCACAGAGTATTAACGATTTTCCGCAATGGAACCCAGAGGCAGACCGGAAGATACCAGCGTACACCTTTAGCGCTCGTTTCTGGTTGCGCCCTTCAACCCAAGAAAGTAATTAGGAGATAACATGGCAGAACCTCTTTCGGGCGTTACCGCTATTCTTACAGGTAAGCCGCTCAAGGCTACCGGCGGGGTAACCCGTGCGCCACTTGGCACCCCGCTTCCAACTGACGCAACCACCCGTCTCAATGCGGCATTCGTTGCTCAGGGATTCATCTCTGAGGATGGTGTTACCCGTACCACTGACGCCTCCGATGACAAGATCAAGGCGTGGGGCGGTCAGGTAGTGAAGGTCGTTCGCTCAGACTTCTCTGTGAGCTACAAGTTCAGCTACATGGAGTCGGCATCGGCTACCACCTTGAAGTCCATCGTTGGTGAGGAGAACGTCACCATCACTCCTCCGGAGGCTGGTAAGCACGATGGCAAGGTTGCAGTGAAGATCAACGCTAAGCCCGCACCCCGTGCATCTTACACCCTGGAGATGCTTGACGAGAACACCTTTATCCGTGAGGTTATCCCGATCGGTCAGATCTCTGTCTCTGGTGATGTCAAGTTCACCCACTCTAGCGTGATCCAGTATGAAGTGACTATCGAGGCATTGCCTGATAACACTGATAACAACGCTTACGAGTACTTGGACACTGTACCAGCTGATAAGCTGGCAGAGGTCAAGAAAGCTCTCGGAGTTAGCTAACTCCGAGTCCTCGACCCCGGCG